CGGTGTTGAAGTGGCTTTTATTGTTACAAATAGTGCGGTAAGTGCCTATGATGTTCCAGTTGTGGCATTAGCAAGCGGCGCAACCACGGCGGGAACATATTTGCTTTCGGTGGCTGCTGTAGCTGCCGGGTCATTTACCTTGGTAATTTCAAATGCATCCGCAGGCAGCTTGTCTGAGGCGCTGACTTTGAATTTTGCTTTGATTCACGTCGCGCAAGCGTAAGAAAAAGGGATGGGGGCCACAAGCCCCCTTTCTCACCTATGGTCATATACCTAAAGCATCCCATCCACGGCAGAAAAGTCGCCACTATGGATCTTGAAGCAGACGCCGATGAGAAAAACGGTTGGGTGCGATACAATGAGGATACGCCCGATTTTGAGTTGGCGGCTCCTGTGAACGTCCTGGAAGTAAAGCGGCGTAGAAAAGTTGAACCACAAGGGGTCTAGCTATGGCGACTTACACTGCGGGTGACCAGATCAACCGGGCGCTGCGGTTGCTTGGCGTTTTAGCTGAAGGCGAGACTACCTCCGCGTCAGTGTCGCAAGACTCACTGTTGGCGATGAATCAGATGATTGATTCATGGAACACTGAACGCCTGTCGGTGTTCAGCACTCAAGATCAAATTTTTACTTGGCCTGCGGGGCAAATTACGCGCACGCTTGGCCCGACAGGCAACTTTGTTGGTCTGCGGCCCGTGTTGCTGGATGACTCAACCTACTACCGCGACCCAGGCACGAACGTCAGCTTTGGCATCAAGTTCATCAACCAGCAGCAGTACAACGGTATTGCTGTCAAAACCGTAACGTCAACCTACCCGCAAGTCATTTTTGTAAACATGACTTACCCCGACGTTACGATGACGGTCTACCCACAGCCCACGCGGGACTTGGAATGGCACTTTGTGAGCGTTCAAAAATTGGACGAACCGGCCACACTAACAACTGTGCTGGCTTTCCCCCCAGGTTATTTGCGGGCGTTCACCTACAACTTGGCGATGGAAATTGCGCCAGAGTTTGGCGTCGAGCCTAGCCCACAGGTGACCCGTATTGCCATGACCAGCAAGCGCAATCTGAAGCGCATCAACAACCCTGACGATGTGATGTCGATGCCTTACGCCATTGTGGCTACTCGCCAGCGGTTCAACATCTACGCAGGAAACTACTGATGCAGACCCCGATACTCGGCGCGTCCTACGTCGCCCGCAGTATCAATGCTGCGGACAACCGGATGGTCAACCTGTTTCCGGAGATGACTCCGGACAACGGACAGACCGCCGCGTTCCTCAACCGTGCCCCTGGGCTTAACTTCTTGCAAGCAGTTGGCACAGGCCCAATCCGCGCTTTGTGGGTGAGCCAAAATAGCGGCAGCAATTTTTATGTTGTGTCGGCCAACGAGGTGTACAAGCTGACCGGCTTGACGGCCACGCCGACACTGCTGGGTACGGTGACCGGCACGGGGCCGGTGTCAATTGCGGATAACGGGACGCAGATTTTCTTTGCCTGCAACCCCGACGGATTTATTTACAACGAGACCACCAACGTGTTCGCGCAAATCACAGACCCAGACTTTGCTGGCGCTGTGACGGTGGCGTATCTCGACGGGTACTTTGTCTTCAACCAGCCGAACAGCCAAATCATTTGGGTCTCGCAATTGTTGAATGGGCAATCCGTTGACCCGTTGGACTTTGCAAGCGCCGAAGGCTCACCGGACGGCGTAGTGGGCTTGATTGCTGACCACCGCGAACTGTGGGTGTTTGGCACTGATTCTGTGGAAGTTTGGTACGACTCAGGCGCGGCTGACTTCCCGCTGACCCGCATCCAAGGCGCTTTCAATGAGATCGGTTGCGTGTCAGCGTACACCATTGCCAAGATGGACAACGGCCTGTTTTGGCTGGGCACAGATGCACGCGGCCAGGGCATCGTCTATCGGGCTAACGGCTACACCGGCCAGCGCATTTCTACGCACGCGATTGAGTACGCCATTGCCCAATATGGCGACATCTCAGACGCTATCGCCTACACCTACCAGCAAGAAGGCCATGCTTTTTATGTGCTGACATTCCCGTCGGGCAACGCCACTTGGGTGTATGACGTTGCAACCCAAGCATGGCACGAGCGCGCTGGATGGGACAACGGCGAGTTCACCCGCCACCGAAGCAATTGCCAGTGCAATTTTGGCGGCAACATCATTGTGGGCGACTACGAGAACGGCAACATCTACACGCTAGACCTTGATGTCTACGCCGACAACGGAGGCATCCAGAAGTGGCTGCGTTCATGGCGGGCGCTGCCGTCAGGGCAAAACAATCTCAAGCGCACCGCGCACCACAGCTTGCAGTTGAACTGCGAGTCGGGCATTGGGCTAAATAACGGGCAAGGCTCCGATCCCCAAGCTATGCTGCGCTGGTCGGATGACGGCGGTCACACCTTTAGCAATGAGCATTGGTCACCAATGGGTAAGATAGGCGCGTACTACCAGCGCGTCTTCTGGCGGCGGCTGGGCATGACGCTCAAACTGCGAGACCGGGTCTACGAGGTGTCCGGCACTGACCCGGTCAAGATTGCCATCATGGGCGCTGAATTAATACTCAGCCCGACCAATGCTTAACAATACGCAAATCACGCCCCCGCGTGTTCCAATCGTAGATCAACGCACAGGTGCGGTTTCGCGTGAATGGTATCGTTGGTTTTTCAACCAGTACACCGTAACCGGCGGCGGGACAGGCATTACGCCGGTCATCAATGGCGGCACAGGGCTGTCCGCTACCCCTACCAACGGTCAGTTGCTGATTGGCAATGGCACAGGGTACACCCTTAATACGCTGACGGCCAGCAGCGGCATCACGGTCACCAACGCAGCGGGAACTATTACCGTTGCCAATTCGGGCGTGTTGTCTTTCTCAGGCGGCACTACCGGCCTGACGCCAGCAACGGCCACCACAGGCGCTGTAACGCTTGCAGGCACCTTGGCTATTGCCAATGGTGGAACAAACGGCTTTTCGACCCCTACGGCTGGCGCTGTGCCCTACGGCACGGGTACGGCGTACGGGTTTACTGCGGCGGGAACTTCCGGCCAAGTGCTGACCAGCGCGGGCGCAGGAGTCCCAACTTGGAAAACTCCAGACACACTATCCGCACCGGTCGTCAAAACAGCCGACTTCACTGTGGCCGATGGCGAAGCCTGGCTCATCAATAACAAGTCAGGATCCACCTGCACCGTTACGTTACCCGCCGCCGCGTCTTGGGTTGGGCGTCAGTTAATTTTCAAGAATATACAGGCCCAAACAATTGTGTCAGCGTCCAGCAATGTCGTTCCAATTGGCAGCACGACTGCTGGTACGGCCATCCTTTTGGGTGTGATAGGTAACTGGGCGACTTTGGTGTCCGACGGCACTAACTGGATTATCATGCAGACTCGGAACTAGCAATCTTTTACTGGAATGACATGAGCGATTTAGATTTAGTGGAAAAAGTGAAATTTCGTCAAAATGTTTTGACGGTTCAAGCAGGTTTAGACGCTATGGTAGCTGCCGGTGAAATAGAGTCTATTGCACACGAATGCACGCTAAAACATTATTTTTCGCCTAAAGATGAAAAATATGGCTGCTGCACTTACGCTAGAGAAATAAAGTTACCCAAAGGATCAATAGTCATTGGAAAGATACATCGGCATCAACATCTTAACTTTATCACTCAAGGTGAGGTGATTGTTTACACAGAATTCGGTGAAAAACACCTGAAAGCACCTTGCACTTTTGTGTCAGAAGTTGGGTTAAAGCGAGTGGTTCGCGCTTTAGAAGACACGATATGGACTACCGTCCACTTAACGGAATTTACTTCTGAAGAAGAACTGAGTAAAATTGAAAATGAAGTCATTGCCCCAACGTATGATGATCTAGGGCTGATTTCATCTGTTGACGCATTGCCGCAAATACCGGCGCAAGGAGAAACAGCATGACATGGGTAGCAAGCGCCGTTGTTGGGAGCGCCTTAGTCGGAGCGTATGCTGCCGATAAAGCATCAAAAACGCAATCAGAAGCGGCTGAACGCTCTGCGGGAGCGGTATCTGATGCATCCCGTTATGCAGCAGACTTGCAGCAACGGCAGTACGAAGAAAACGTAGCCCGTCAGAAACCGTTTTACGATGTTGGCGTTAACGCCTTGCCGGAGTTGGTGCAAGCGTCTAAGTACACGCAGTTTGGGCCAGAACAATTTCAAGCCGACCCAGGCTATGCGTTTCGGCTATCAGAAGGCCAAAAGGCGTTGGAGCGCTCGGCTGCTGCACGCGGCGGGCTAATCTCTGGCGGCGCATTGAAAGCCGCTACCCGTTACGGCCAAGAGATGGGTTCGCAAGAGTACACCAACGCATTCAACCGTTACCAAGCTGAACGCCAAGCGCGTCTTGGCCCGTTGCAATCGTTGACCGGCATGGGTCAGACGACCGCCCAACAACTTGGGGCTGCTGGCGCTCAGAACGCCAGCGCGGTAGGCGGCTATGGCATGGCGGGCGCAAACGCTACCGCCGAAGGCTACATGGGCGCGGCCAACGCCCGCGCGTCTGGTTACATAGGCACAGCAAATGCAATTACAGGCGGGCTTGGTCAATATCTTAGCTACAGCCAAAATCAACAGCAAAACGCTTTGCTAAACAAATATTTGATGCAAAAAAGCTATACGCCCCCGACTTCATCAGCCGTGCCGGGCTATTACGATAATGTTGGGCCATAAGGAACAATCATGCCA